AGACAGCCAGTGAAAATCTGGCCTTATGCTACGGCGTATGAGATTTTTAAATTGTTTGTTTCCGGGAATGAATAATGAAAGATTTACTAGACCTAGTAAAATACAAAAGTGAAGAAGCAGACAAAACGATTAGTGAAATAAATAATTGGGTTTCGCTCTGTATGAAGCGTTCAAATGAAATAGAGGCTTTTGCAGCTGTTATTGTTTTTAAGGACGGGAGCGTTAATGTTTACGATGAGTCATCGTCTGCCAGAAATAGACTTACATTAGTTGGCGGTATAGATGCATTAAAATCTAATATAATCAGAAAGCACTATAATTTTGAGGATTAAAAAATGAGTAACGAAAAAGACCTGTCTACTGAAGTTAAAAATATCTTACATGGGGAGATTTTATGTCCTGAAGATAATAAAAGTTCAACAAGCCATAAAGCCCATATAAAGGCTCATATAGATGCTTATAAAGCATATAAAATATCTAAAGAAAAAGATATTTCGGTCGATTTTAAAACAGTTCTGCACGGCGAGGTTCTTGGTCCCGCGGAAGAGCCGCCTAAAAAATCCAAAGAACAAAAAGAGATTGAAATTCTAAAAGCCAAACTAGCCCAAAAAGAAGCGGAAAGAGAGGCTTATATTGCTGAAGAGGTTCGCAGACGCAACCTGTCTGTTCAACAGTATTACGGAAATGTGTCCTCTATGAACCAACAACTTGGCGGTCAATTTGGATATTCTCAAAGCAATCTTTTTGGCTGTATGCATCATTATACCTATGACGGCGTATGTCGATGCCAAAATTGTGGCCGCTATTAGCAAGTATGAAAAACCTTACCGGAATTGCCATTCGTAAGGTTAGAAAAGATATTGGAATAACAAGTGAAAGCCTTGCAAAGTTATGCGGTGTCACGCGTCCTTATATAGATAAGATTGAGGCTGGCAGCACAAATCCGACAGATGATATGATGGATAATATTTTTGAAGTTCTTGGTATTTGGATTATAGTGACAGATTATTTAAAGGGGTTACAGTAATGTCAGACGAAAAAATAACTTTAGACTGCGATACTTACGGCTCAGGCCAAAATGCCGGCGTATGTATCATTTGTGCGCCAACTGGAATAATTTGTACCGTGCAAGCCAACGGCATGGCTTGCAGTCATCCTGAAGCAGAAGGATTTCCGATTGAGATACATTGCTATGAGGACTTTTATGAAGCTTTAGAAAAATTTGATGACTGTTCATGGGGATGTTGTCTGGGGGTTAATGAGGCCGATGACTCCAGGGAAGAGCATCTTAATAAATATGCCACAGCAATAGATGAATTTTTATCTAAAAATCTTACAGGATGGAGACCAATTTCATTTGAGTTTGATCATAGCCGTATAACAGAACTCATGGAAGGTTGGTGGCCAGTTTTAGTAAGTTTTAAAAATACAGAATTCTATAGAGATAAAGAAAAAATATTTTACGAAAAAAAATTTAAAGGCTATCTATATTTCGGAAATTGTGATTAAATTTAAAAGTCCAAATGTAATAAACGTTTTAAATTAATTTAATGGAGAAATTTATGAAAAAGTTATTGACAGGACTATTGATGTTTTCGAAGACAGCCGTAGAAGCGGTGACTATAACCAAAGACAATTACAATCAATACTTATGTGATGACAGTTTATTTCCTAAGTGGCAATATGATTTTGGCCACGATAGAGAAGATGGACCTGAAGAAACAACTCAGCCAATTGAAGTTAATGAGGATTACCGTTTATATTGCGCAGCTAAAATCTCGTATGAAAGAGCAGTAGAAGACAATGCTTTTAATGTAATGTATACAGGGCATGAAGGGGCGTGCCTCACTAGCAAAGTAGATACATTCGGAGTTCTTTATGCTCAAACTTGTGAAAAATTAAGGCAAGATAAAATAAATAAACCACATGCCTGGATGCATGTAATGAGAGAACGAACTCCCTGTGTTCGTCCAACAAGAAGGTAGGCCTCATAACAACATGTCGACATTTCGTAATTTTATCTACAAGTTTTTGTGATATGATTGTGGTGTCGACATATTATACCCCTATATAGAACAAAATTATACTTTTCAAGTATTGTTTTAACTGCCATTTATTGTTATAACGTACTATCTTAGTATAACAATTGAGACGTGTGTGAGCGGTTAAAACAGCCGGACTGTAAATTCGGTTCCTTTGGATTCGTAGGTTCAAATCCTACCGTCTCAATCATTACCATGCTATCGTAGTAGCACAATGGAATACAACGATACAGATATTTATAAGGAAGTCGAATTAAGGCGTTTAGCTGAATCCTCGCTGTACGAGTTTACAAAACAGGCGTGGCCTGAAATAGAACATGAGTTCGAGTTTGTCGAAGCATGGTTCATAAAGGATATGTGCGAGCACCTTGAAGCCTTATACCGAGGTGATATTAAAGACCTCATTATAACCATTCCTCCTCGTGCCACGAAGTCTATAATTTGTTCTATCATGTTCCCTGCCTGGGTTTGGATAAAATCGCCTTCAGCACGATTTTTATGCCTTTCTCACTCTGAAGACCTTTCAATAGAACATTCCATCAGGCATCGCGATATCATATCCTCTCAATGGTTTAAGTTAAGGTGGGGCGATAGATTCTCTCTTAAAGATGACCAGAACCAAAAAACAAAATTCTCAAATACTAAAGGGGGGTACAGAATCTCAAAAGGAGTACTCTCGCGCGCAACTGGGCGAGGTGCAACCTACCTTATTGGCGATGATATAAATAATGCCAGAGAATCAGACCAAGACCGTATTAAAAAGAACTTCATCTGGGATTCGTCCCTGTCAACTCGGTTAAATAATCCTAGCAAAGATAAAAGGCTTATCGTTGCCCAAAGAACCTCCACAAATGACCTTATAGCTCATCTTCTGGAAGGGAAAGGCGGTAAGGGATGGACTTGCTTCATGCTTCCAATGGAGTTCGAAGAAAAGAGAAGGTGTAAGACTATACCGCTACCATCAACATATCCAAATAAATGGCAAGACCCTCGAAAAAAAGAAGGGGAGGTTTTATGCCCTATTCGGTTTGCGCCAGAGGCGTTAAAACGTATCAAGGAAGGACTCGGGTCTGATTACCTTATTGCAACACAACTTCAGCAGCGACCTACAGTTGCAGAAGGCGGAATATTTAAGAAAAAGTCATTCCAATGGTGGAAAAGCGAGAAACCTCCAAAGGTTTTTCAGGTTATCGAGTCCTGGGATACGGCCTTTAAAAAGGGAGACACCAGAAAACCTTCCCAAAAGATATCTTACTCTGTCTGCACGGTATGGGGTCTATTCAACGATGAATTCGGGATAGTAAACGTTATTCTGCTGAATATGTGGCGAGACCGCGTTGAGTTTCCTGAACTAAGGGAGGTGGCAAAAAAGCTTGCGCGGGACTACAGATATAACGAATCCAGAGAAGTTGACGAGAAATCAAAGTATGTACCCGATATGATACTGGTAGAGGCCAAAGCTACCGGAGAGCCCCTTAATCAGGAGCTCAGAAGAGCCGGCATACAATGCACGATGTTCGACCCTAAGCCTTATGGTGACAAGGTAAGGCGCGCAAGTCTGATTACCCATATTGTAGAAGCTGGGCGAGTTTGGGTTCCTGCGAGGGGGCCTAATTTTGAAAAACTAACATCTTTTGCAAACCTATTTGTAGATGCTTGTGCTAATTTTCCAAATGACGATGATTCAAAGGATATCGTTGATACGTTGTCACAGATGCTTCATAAGATGATTAAGGGCGGTATCGTTAGGCACCCTAATGACCCTAAAGACAAGATTAAGGATAGTAAGCCAAGGACGGTTTATGGCATAGATGGCATAGATACCTGATATTTTGTATAAAAAAATACCCGGCTAGAGATGCCGGGCAAAAAGAGATTGACACAACCAGTATACACCTCCTTGAGCCCTCAGAGTAGGGCTTTTTAATACCCTGTCACTTAATTATTCCCCGGTAGTAGCCTCCGCTTACTCGTGATATGCGATTCGCGATATGCGAATAGACACATATTTAAACCTATTTAAAATAGGTCTTGTTTTAGTAAAAAGGATGCCTTATAATTTTGACACTGCTAACTTTTCTCCTAGCGGGTTTTTCTATCTTTGATAGTTTACAAACTTGTTTGGGTGCAATACATAAATGTCCTTTTATCCCCAAGACCATTACGATAATCCTCAAGATTTACAGGGATTCGGTGCACCCGACATGGCCATAAATGGCTATTCACCAGACCCATATGGAGAATTTCCAGAAAATTTTAATGATTTCGCTATCGGAGAAGAAGCAGGGAGTCAAATCCCTGCTGATGGCGGCGACTTTTACGAAAACTTAGCTCATAACCTAGAAGATTCCGAATTAAACCTTCTTGCTACCGAATTAATTGAAGATATTGATGATGACAAGGCTAGCCGTTCAGAGTGGGAAAATTCTTGTAGTACAATACTAAAATATCTGGGTTGGAAATTAGAAGAATACAAAAAAAACCTCTGTAACGCCATTGATAACACATTATCTACCACTCTCATGAACTTCTTGGCCCTAGCCAAAAGTGAGCTTTTTCCCTCAGGCGGCCCAGCAAAGGGAATGGTTGAGGGTTATCCGACAGAGGATTTAATCGAGAGAGCAGAAAGAGTCCAATTATTTATAAACTACTTTCTTACTGTTGTAGACAAAGCGTACTATCCAGATAAAGAAAGATTATTATTATACGTAGGTCTTTTCGGGTCAGCTTTTACAAAAGTAGTCATGGACCCCGTTACAAAAAGACCTTCTTTACGACTCGTTAAGCCTCAGAATCTTATTATTAATAATGCATGCACCTCCATTCTCGAATCTGACAGAATCACAGAGCAACAAGAACTTAGCCTTAAATACGTCTTGATTATGGAAAGAGACGGTATATTCAGGAAGGGAACAATTAAAAATTCAGATGATGACAATAGTGAAAGTACTTCTTCTGTCAACAAAACAATAAAACAAATGGAAGGTGTTAATGACGCTAACGTAGAATCTGAAAATAAATCTTTATTTAAGTTCTATGAATGTCATGTTGATTTAGACCCCGAAAGAGTTAAAGACGGCATAAACTTTTCGGAAGAAGATGAAGAAGATAATATCCCAAGACCTTATATTGTTAAAATATGCGTTAACACAGGGAAAATAGCCTCAATTAATAGAAACTGGAAACCTCAAGACGAAAATTTCAAACGTGCAGAGTGCTTTGTTCACTATTATTATCTTCCTGGATTTGGAATATACAGCATCGGACTTGGTCATTTACAGGGGTCAAATGCAATCGTTTTAACAAACATATTAAGACAATGCCTTGACGCAGAAAGCTTTAAGATTTTTCCAGCCGGATTCATTCAAAAAGGCGCATATCCAGAATCAAATAATATTTCGTTACTTCCCGGCGAGTTTAAAGAACTAGAAACAAATGATCAGCCAATGGGTAATGTATTTTCTACGTTACCCTATAATGGCACGTCTCCAATTATGGTTCAGCTTAGAAATGAGTTAAAAAGCGACACTTCTACATTAGGTGGCGCATCTCAACAAGTAGCTCCTCTTGGTGCTTCAGATGCGCCCGTTGGAACAACATTAGCCCAGATTGAAGTTCGGGATAGAATACCGTCTAATGTTTTGAAATCTATTAGAAACTCGCTTAGTTATGAACTACAACTACTAAGAGATTTGTTTGCAGAATACCTTCCTGAAGGACCTTATCCATTTAATGTTCCAGGAAACAGCGCTCAAGTAATGAAAGAAGACTTCGTGGATACAATTAATATTGTTCCTGTTGCTGATCCAAATCTTATTACCAACAGCCAAAGAATTATCATCAATGAAATTCTTATACGAATTGCTAAAGAGAATCCAGGTTTATTTGATATCAGAGAAGCTTATAGAAGATTCCTTAAATCAATGAAGGTTGAGGATGTCGATACGATTATGCCGAAGCCACAAGATATTGTTCCGGCAGACCCTATTACAGAAAACATGGCATTAGTAATGGGGAAAGGCGCTAAGGCAGCCATACAGCAAGACCACTCAGCTCATCGTATTGTACATGCGCCAATAATACAGGCGCTTTCTCAAGACCCGACAAAGCAGGCAGAACTTGCAGCAGCCAAGGCTCACGATGCAGAACATCAAGCTATGGAATACCTAGTACAGATACAACAGGCTATGGGACAACAAATGCCAGACCCTCAAGCGCTGCAAGACCCACGAATTCAGAACCAAATAGCGATGATGGCGGCCCAAGCTGTTCAACAATTACAACAGCAACAGCAGGCTCAAAATCCGCCGCCTCCAAATCCAACTGAAGTTATGTTGAAAGATATTCAGCAACGTGAAGAGGCCGCACGACTCAAGCACGAGGAAGCACAGCAAAAAGTAGAGCTTGAAGCCTTTAAGGCTCAAACTCAATTTGAAAGCAGCAAAGCTAAAATGGATGTTGAAAAAGAACTGGCGAGAGATAAAAACGAAGTTGATTTAACTATCGCCAAAATGAAACAACCTAAGAACTCGGAGTAAATCATGACAGTTAGATTTTTAATGAATGGTAGAAAAGAAAAAGCGATGCGGACATTTAATGGAGGGGGATACAAGAAGGGAGGACATGTAACAGAAATAGCAATCGTTTTTGGAATGCCTAAAGGGATGAAACATCACGGAATGAGTAATAAACCTCCAATCAGAAAGAATTTCGGAGGTCCAATGGTTGCAGAAACGCCAGAGACCGCACAAAGAATAAGCGATGCAAATCAGATGCTGAAAAATAGCATTGGTTTAAAAAAAGGCGGATTGCCTCGAACGGACTATTTAAAAAATCGTATGTGTAAATCTGATGGTGGTTCTGTCGGATTGACGAGAATGGCAAATAGAGACTTAGAAACTGGTAAAAAGTTAATGGGATTAAAGGAAGGCGGCGATATTAGAATGGCAGCTGGCGGCGTTGGCAAAATCAGAAAACATGTTATGTCAAAATCTGGAAAACCAATTCCCACCTCTTTTTCGCGAAAATATTGTAGGGATAAATAAATTGTTAGAGAAATTTGTTGAAAGTTTTATGCTTAAAACTAAAGCAGAACAAAATAAGTTAACCACTCGTATGACATGCGGTGGCCTTAAAGACTTTTTTGAGTATAAATCAGTTTATGGGAAAATGAAGGGGCTAGAGCAAGCGAGAGGTATAATTCTTTCACTCTACAGAAATGCGATGGAAGGAATTGAAAACAAGGAGTACAAAGTTGAAGAGTCTGAACCGAAGTATTTCTAGTTATATAGAAGATTTTGAAGAAGAGGAAGCCAAGCAGTTTATTGAAGAAGAACTGGGCTTTCCTGCACCAAAGGCTTTTAGTAAACAGCTTATCGTAAAAATTTTCATTCGGCCGGAAGAGATTTCTACCTTTAAAACAGATGAAGGAAAAACAATAAGCATTTTACTCCCAGATATGTTTTTAGCAAATGATAAATATACAAATTTTACGGCCTTAGTTTTGGATGTTGCAAAAGATTGCTATGCAGATGAAGAGTACAAAGAAACCGGTCCCTACTGTAAAGTGGGAGACTGGATAATTATCCCAAGGAACGTTGGAACCCAAGAAGACTACAGAGGCGTTACAGTTCAGGTAATTCCTGAGGATGCTATCTATTGTGTTGTTGAAAACCCAACTTATGTTGAACGTTTATTTCAAGGAGCGAGTTAATGTTATTAAAGCCAGTTGAAGGGAAATTAAATATTGTGGCAGCGAACGGAGTACCTATTGAAAGTATCAATCTATCAAATTCGTCTATTGATACGCCTAAAAAGCAAGAAATTAACATTGACCATTCTAAAAAAGAGTTCGAAGAACGCTATGGATTTAATCCGCCAAGACCCGTTGGACCAAACGTACTTATTGAAATCTACAAACACGAAATGTCAGAAATTATTGAGATTACTGAACAAGCAAAGGATAGAAAAAAGTGGGAAAGTAACGTAGGTCGTGTCTGCAAGATTGGAGGCGCCTGCTATAAAGGCGAAAGATTTAAACATTGGCCAGAAGAAGAGCTTCCAAAGATTGGGGACTGGATTACCTATAAGGTTAACTCAGGAACAATATTTAAATATGGTCCTCCCGGGAAAGGCGTTGATGTTATGACAATCTATGATGATTGTATATTGAACGTTATTGAAAACCCCGCTTATGTTGTAAGAGATTAATATGAATAGTAAAAACGCTAAATTAGAATTAGCTAATTGCATTTCTGTTAAAGAAATAAGTATCTTTCCGCAAAAGAATGAAATTGATTTTCCAAAATCAGATGATGATTTATACCCACCGCTTGGAATGCGGTACGTATGGGGAAGATACAGTATAATGGGAGAAACAGACCACGCAAATATCCTGCGTCTATGGAGTAAAGGTTATAAACCAGTTCCACCAGAACGTCACCCCAATACATATTCAGACAGGAGTGTATCGGGTTTTATTTCAAGAAAAGGTTCCGTATTGTTAGAGATTTCTGAACGTGATACAGCCATTCACAACAGCAGGCTTGATTACATAAATTCAGAAATAGATAAGAATCCGGGACTTGCTATCGAGATAAAAAGAAACAGAGAGCATTACGTCAAAGAGCTTAACGCACCCGTTACGCTAGAAATTGAAATTAACTAAAGGGAGTATGTATGAGTAGAGAAGATTTTGAAGATAAAGCAGAATTCGGAAATGATGAGGTAGAAAAGGAAGAAGAACTAGAAAATGAAGAACTCTCTCCTAGCGACAATCCGGCGAGAGATGAGTCAGAGTCCGACGGTCAAGATGAGTCTGATTCTTCTGAAGAAGATGATGAAGAGGAAGACGATAAGTTAAAGGGATTCACAAAACCTAAGCGTGATAAAACACAAACTCGTATTAACATTCTTCAGCGTGAGCGTTATCGAGCACTTAATGAGCTTGAAAAGAAAGCGGCTGAAGTAGAGTTCTGGAAACAAAAGGCCGAACTATCTAGCCAAGCATCAATGCGACAACTTGATAGCAATGTTAATTATCGCCTTGATAAAGCAAAGGCAGCTCAAATAGCGGCAATTGAATCTGGCGATACACAGGCTCAGGTTGATGCAATGGCAGAAGTTGCAGCTGCTACTGCTGAATTGCACGAAGTAAATAATTGGAAATATCAAGACGATTACGAAAAGCGTGCAAGGCAGTATCAACAACAAGAACCTGACTATCAGCCTGACCCTGAAATTCTTAATGCTTGGTATCATGATAATAGCGATTGGATTGACCCGTCTAGCAAAAGGTACGATAGAGAACTTGTAGAATATATGGGACAAGCAGATACATGGCTCGCAAACCAACTTCGTGCAGCAGGTCGACATAGAGAAATTGGCGGTTCAGATTATTTGCAAGAAATAGAAAACATGAAAGAACAATTTATTCAACATCGAAACCAAAGCACAAACCAAAGAAGGGAGTTAAATATGAGGCAACCAAGAGGAGGGGCATCTCCTGTTCGTAATAGTGGTCACAGTACACGGCGTCCGAGCATAGGAGAAAGGCTTACCTCAGAACAGCAAGCACTTGCTAAGACCCTAGGCAATCAAAAAGTTTATGAACAGGAAGTTGCTCGATTCAGAAAAGAGCAACAAGAGGAAGAATTAGCTAGCAGAAGGAGATGGTAATCATGACACATTCAAAAGAAGGAAGACAATTTGAAACTCGGATGGATGAAAGAACAGAATCCGCTATGCGCGTTATTATGGACATGGAATATCGAAGCATGCTCCATATACCTCCAGAGATAGTTCCTAAAGGCTACGTTTATGCATGGGCTACAAGCCATGTTATGGGCGAGCCACGACCTGCGCGAATCATGCATATGAGAACAAAGGGGTGGGATATTGTTCCAGTGGACCGCCACCCAGAGCTTTCTCTAGTTGGCCTTCCTGGCGCTGACTCTAGGTCAGCGGGTCACGTGGATAGAACAGGGCTTGTCTTGATGGAGCGCCTAGAGATACTTCATAAAGCTGAGCTAGCCCAGAGAGATAAAATGAATCATAGCAACCTAGCGGCAATGCCGGGCGCGGAAGAGTTTGTTTTACCAACAAGGGTTCAAAATCAGTATTCAACCTCACAATCGTTGAAAGATGCGTCCTTTGGCTAAAAAAGTTTTGTACTATTTCAAAACTAGTGTATAGTGATATTATAGTATGAGAGCCATGTGAAATCATGGCCCTCATACTGAGAGAGCCATTCTCGTTAAACAGGCTGGCGCATTTGCGTCTTGGGCGGACATGGGCCCCTAAAACTGTCGCATGTATGAACTAAGTCACTACATGTTAAATCCAGGCGGACACGAGCCTTAAAACTGTCGGTAGGAATACCAGCAATTAACAGATTTAACGTGGAGATAACTTTATGTCATACGGACAAAATGCCCCAATGGGTTTCCAAGAAGAAACCCCACTACTTAGTCACACCTCAAATAGCTCAAATGTTAACTATACGATAGTAAGCGGATACGCCACTTCTATTTTTAGCGGCGACCCTGTTGCTCGGGTAACGGGTACTGGTGTTGCTAACACAGGAATTACAACCACAGGCGCCAATATTGCGAGAGCGACTGCTGGAACGGGGAACGCAGTCTGCGGTGTTTTCCAGGGCGTTACTTTTACAGATTCTCTTGGTAATAGTCAGTACTTACCCTATTGGCCAGCCTCTACGGTTACCCTTGCTAATACATCAGCGTCTGCTCATGTAATTGATGATCCATTTGCTGAATTTAATATTCAGGTTGACACATCAAATGCTGTAACACATACAGCAACAGTAAACTTTGCGGACTTAGGTAAGAATGCAAATTTCTTACTTGGCACGGGAAACACGCGAACTGGAATTTCTGGCGCCTACATAGACATGGCAACGATTGGAACTGGCGCAACAATTCAGTGCAATTTACTTCGATTAACAGGTGGATTTGGTTCTACCGTAGTCGGCGCTGCTGGAACTGCAACAAGTCAACAAAATGCTTTTGGCACTTTGTATAACAACGTTGTTGTTACTTTTAACAATCATTCACAAAAAGGCGGCACCGGAACGGCTGGCGTTTAAGGAGAATATTCATGGCTATAGTAAGAACCGCAATCAGAAATTTACTAGTACCTGGAATACGTACTGTATTTTGGGACTATGTATCTTATCCATCTCAGTACAAAGAGATTTATAAAACCTATGACTCGAAAATGGCAGAGGAAAAAGACATTGAAATGAGAATGTTTGGTCTTGCTCAGTTTAAATCTGAAGCAGGCCCTATCGCATTTGACAATGGCTTTGGTCAAAGAAGTTTAACGACTTATGTCCATAAAAACGTAGGTCTTTCATTTGCTATCTCAAAGAATGCGATTGAAGACAACCTTTATATGGGTAAGTTTGACCAAATGACAGC